GTCTGGAAAACTCCAAACCAAAATTTTGACTTTTTTGGGGTCGGGGGTCTGGGCGGTGCATAAGCACACAAATTTGTAATAAAACAGTGACATTCCACGTTATTGTTCGAAATATGTTATAATAAATCATAGATAGGACTATTTGGAGCATATATGCCTATACTGAGCGAAAAAGCGCAAAAGACAAATCAACTGGATGAATATAAAAAGCTGTTTGTCAATGCGGACGAAAATAAACTCATGATACTGAGTGGATTGATCGAAGAAGCCCAGGATTGCAAAGCGGAAATAGTCGAACTGAAAGCAAAGATCACGGAACTGAAAGAGAAGGGCGCAAAGTTTATCGTGATCTCAAGGCGAGAAAAGCTGCTTGTGCAGAAGAGAGCGAGTTACACCAATATGATGAGCCGGATCTGCAAAGAATTATGCGCCGTTGGAAACGATAGTTTTGACGATGAAGGTTTAGAAGATTATGAGTAGCCGAATGCCGAAAGTTGAAGTGAAGAGTATACCCGCCACGATCGAGGATATTGAAGCCCACATTGATACCGAGCGGGAAGAAAAGAAAATTACGAAAAAACCGTCACGAAAAAAGGCAAACGCTGATAAGGCAAAAGCCGAATGACGTTTTTTACTCAGTATCTGGATGCGTGCCGGAGTGGTGAGATCGTAATCGGTCGGGAACTGCGGACAGCACTGGAGAAACTGAATCAGGACCTTGACAATCCGAAATACCGTTACGATACCGGGGATGCTGAAAAGCGGATCAGGTTTATCGAGAGCGAGTGCAAACACTATGAAGCACCGTGGGCGGGAAAGCCGTTCAAGCTTCTTTTGTGGGAAAAAGCCTTTATTGAGGTGCTTTACTCGTTCAAGATTTACGATGAGGACCTTGGGCGATGGATCAGGCGGTATAAAGATGTACTGCTGATGGTAGGCCGGAAAAACGGTAAAACCCCATTGACTGCAAGCATCTGCCTGTCCGAATTTTATTGTGGTGAGATGGGCACGAAAATCATGTGTGCATCGAATGACTACGAGCAAGCACGTTTGATGTTTGACGGGATCTCCGCAATGAGAGAAGAAAGCCCAAGGCTGAATCGGACCTCACGGAAGAACATCAAAGGGATCTTTATGGGAAACCCAAAGCGCAAGAATGCACGGGGAAAATTCTCATGGCAAAACAAAGGATCGATCAAAACGATGTCTTCCCGTGGCGGGGCAAAAGAAGGGCGAAACCTAAAGATCGTGGCTGCCGATGAGGTGCACGAAATGCAGGATAATACCCTGATCGAACCGCTTCGTCAGGCAATCTCTACTCAGGACGAACCGATTTACATTGAGATCACAACCGAGGGCTTTATCCAGGAAGGTTATCTTGATCAGCGACTGACACTTGCCCGTAAGGTACTGAGTGGAGAAGCCGATAATGACCGCTGGCTGATCTGGCTATACACGCAGGATTCTGAAGAAGAAGTCTGGCAGGATGAATCGTCTTGGTATAAATCTAACCCATCGCTCGGTGCTGTGAAGAAAATCTCGTATCTGAGAGAGCGGTTGGAAGAAGCAAGACAACAGCCGTCCACGAGGGCATTTACCCTTGCAAAGGACTTTAACATCAAACAGAATGCTGCGGTGGCATGGCTCAGTATGGAGCAGATCCGAGATGAGGGCACATTTACACTGAGTGATTTCGGAGGATTGCCCTACATTGGTGGATGCGACTTTGCGGAAACCACGGATCTCTGCGCAGCCGTTGCGATGCTAAAAAGACCAGACAGCAACAAAACCTACATTTATCCGCATTTCTGGATACCAGAAGCCAAGGCGGATATCCGGCTGATCGATGGTGACAATGCCTTGAATCCTGAAAAAAAAGATTATCGGGAATGGGCAAGGCAGGAATACGTTACGATCTGCCCCGGTGGGGAAGTGTATGTAAGCCTGGTAGCCGAATGGTATTACGGATTGTACAAGCGTTTTGGGATCGTACCTTTCAAGGTAGGTTATGATAACCGTTTTGCCTTGGAGTTTGTAAAGAAATTTGAGGAGTTGATCGGGACAGGAATAGCAGAGCAGGTCTTACAGACCACAGTGAGTCTATCCGAACCCATGTGGGCAATGGAAGCCGAACTGACAGCGCATCTGGTTTGTTACAATCAGAATCCTGTCCTGAGATGGAATTTAGAGAATATCAGTGTAGAAACTGATAAGAATGGGTACATAAAGCCAAAAAAGAATTTTGGAAACCCGAAAAATCGGATTGACGGTGGGGCAGCCACATTGAACTGTTATGCGATGCTCCAGCGGAATCGAGCAGAGTTTATGGAATCGGTCAAGATCATGGGTCAGCATCTGATTCCTCTTGCGGAGTAGTATGGGATTAGCGGACTGGTTTACAAAAATCTTTAGCGGTAAAACCAAACAGGATGCGAACCAGAACTGGATTTATACCCCTTTGGTGGTGACATCAAGCGGGTATAAAGTCGATAAGGACGGTTGGGTTTATCCTGTTGATAATATTTTTTCTTCCGATGCGATCAATAATGCAATAGACCGAATTGCTACAGAAGTGGGAAAAGTCAGGATCAGGTCGATTGTTGAAAAGGACGGTCAGATCATCAAACAGAATGATGACATCGATCGTCTTTTCCGTTTTCATCCGAACCCGTTGCAGACAACGAGTGATTTTCTTGCCAGCCTGATCTGGATGCGGATGAAGTATAACAACGTTTTTGTATATCCTCAGTTTGAGTGGATCACCGATACAACTGGGCAAAAGCACAAGAAATTCAGCGCATTTTGGGTCTTGAAGCCTATCGAATTCGAGGTCGGGACCGATGAAAGCGGTAAGGTGTGGCAGATCAAATTCATACTGAGTGATGGGGTCGAATACATTTTCCCGTATGAAGATATTATCCATCTGAAATGGCGAAGGGGCACAAACCTTTTCAAAGGTGGCGGAGATGATTACGGTTGGCCGGACATGGCTGATGTCACCAAATCCGTAAATGCGCTGAACAGTACTATTGAAGGACTGCCGAAAGCAATTGCATCCTCTCTGCAAGTCAAAGGTGTGTTTTCCGCAAAATCCCTGTATGATTCCGAACGACAGGCGCAACAGCGAAAAGATTTTGAAAAACACATTCTTGATTCTGAAATGGGAATGGTAGTAACTGATCTTGCTGGGGAATTTACTCCTGTCAATATGCAGCAGCCTGTGATTGGCGAGGGTTTGGTCAAGTTTATGAAATCCGGCATTACTCAGCGGTATGGTGTATCTGATGCCATTGCAGACGGTGATTTCTCCTCAGACCAACATGATGCATTCTGCCAAGCCTGTGTTGAGCCGTTTCTGCTGGAATTTGAACAGGAATTTTCCCATAAATGCTTTACGCAGAGGGAGCAGGATGTAGGACACCGAGTGCGTGGATATGTGGATCATTTGCGGTATATGAGTACCAGCGAAAAACAGGAAATGGCAAAGATCGCATTCAATACGGCAATGATGGACATCAACGGGGTACTGGATATGTTTGGTCTTGATCCTATTGAAGGTGGTGACCGCAGACTGCAATCTCTGAACTATGTGAACAGCAATATTGTTGATCAGTACCAGGCAAGTCAGGCCGGCATGGGAAAAGCCGGGGCAGGAGTCGATGATCCTACCAACATGAGCACAGGAAACGAAGGTGGTGCGAATGAAAATTGATAAAGATAATCTCGAATACCGAGTGATGAAGACCTATGCGATAGAAGAACGGGATGCCGATGGTGTCCTGTCAGATCGGATGATGATCGAAGGGTACGCAGTGCTTTTTGATGAACCGCAGACCTACCAATTCGGCGATACCACATACACAGAGATCATCCGCAAAGGTGCACTGGACAATGCCGATATGAAGCGTGTCGTGCTGCGGTATAACCACAATGACACCGTAATGGCACTGGCAAGAGTCAAAAACGGATCTCTCCAATTGACTATTGACGATAAAGGGCTTTTGGTCCGTGCGGAATTACTGGACACTCAAAGCAATCGGGACCTGTACAAGAGTATCAGAAACGGTCTGATCGATGAAATGTCCTTTGCTTTTACCGTTGCCCCTGATGGTGATGTATGGACGTATGAAAATGACTACTCGGTAGTAACAAGGGAAATCAATGCTATTGAAACCCTTTATGATGTATCTGTTGTGGATACAGGATTTTATGAAAAAACCAGCGTGTATGCGAGAACCATTGACAAGGTGGACACCTTGAAAAAGGAATCAGAACTCCGCAAGCTGGATTTGATCAAAGCGAAAGCGATAGCTATAGCGAATTTGTAAAACCAAAATTGAATATTGCCTTTTTCTTTGTGACTTGGACGAGATCGCAAAGGCTATTGGACGATAGGACAAGGCGCAAGGAGAAAGAAATGAAAGACAAAATTCAGGCCATGCTGAATGCCAAAAATCAGCGCAAAGCCGAAATTGTTGCTCAGATTCCAAACTGCGAATCTGTTGAGGAAGTCAAATCCCTCTCCGCCGAAGCGGAAAAACTGAATAAAGAAATCCGTGATCTTGATGACATTCTCAAAGGCATCCCGGAAGAAACCGAATCCCGAACCACTGCCGTGAATGCGGAAGTCCCCAGTGTTGTTGTTGATACCAACACTACTGAGCGGAAAGTCCCTGCTGAACCGAAAGACCATGAAGATGGTAAAGTTTACCGTTCCTTTGGCGAACAGCTTACCGATATCAAAAAGGCTGCGATGGGTTACGGTGTCACTCCTGCGCTCCAGAAAGTGCAGTCCCGTGCTATTCTCGGTATGAACACACAGACTGGCTCTGAAGGTGGTTATGCGATCCAGACGGATTTCGCCAATGCCATTGCCGATTCTGTTGTGTCCCAGTCTGATATCCTTTCCCGAATCGATCGCTATCAGGTTTCCGCCAACGCTAACGAAGTTTATGTTGCGATGGTCAATGAAACCACGACAGCCAATGTGTTTGGCGGAGTCCAGGCATATGTTGTTGAAGAGGGTGCTCAGATCCCTGACACCAAACCCGCACTGCGCCAGATCCGCCTTGGTCTGAAAAAGATCGCTGCCCTGGCTTATGTCACCGATGAGCAGATGCGTGACGCTCAATTTACTGGCTCTCTGCTTGAACGTGCTTTTGCTCTTGCTATTGCCCGTCTGCGTGAAAAGATGATCATTGAAAACGTGATCGCTAACGCTGGCACTACAGTCATCGCAAAGGAAAGCGGTCAGAGTGCTGACACTGTTGTCGGTAAGAACTTTTTGAAGATGCGTAATGCCCTCATCAGCACTTCCCGCCGGAATGCGATCTGGACCATGCACCCGGATGTGGCTGCCGAACTGCCGGAAATGTACCTGAGTGGTGCACATACTGACAAATTCATCTATATGCCGGAAAACGGGATCAGCGTGCAGGGTTATGACCGTCTGTTTGGTCGGGAAATCCTTGAAAGCGATTACTGTTCTGCGCTCGGTGATAAGGGTGATGTGTTGTACTGGAATCCGTTTGAATATCTGGAAATCTATAAGGGTGGCATTGAAACCGCTATGAGCATCCATGTTGCCTTTGATACCGCCCAGCAGGCCTTCAGGGCCATCACCTACGTCAACGGTATGTGTAAGTATGATCAGGGCATCAGCCTTGTCAACTCCAACACCAAGCGGGCATCTTATGTCACTCTGGCAGATCGTGCCTAATTGAAAGGGAAGGTGAAACATGAGTAATCATATTGCTGAAGCGATTGAAGTAAAAGCCGTGATCGCCCCTGTTGCGCAGACCGCAGCCGGAAACACCACTGGCGCATATCTGCCTTTGCCGGATTACGGCACGATCGATTTTGTGGTCCGTTCTGGTGCTCTGGCAGCCGGAAAAAAGGTTACCGTTGAAGTCTTCCAGGCTTCTGATGCTGCAGGCACTGGCGCAGCCGAACTTACCGCCTACGAAACGGTCTTTACCGCCCCGACTGGTGGTGCTACGGATAACACCATTACTGTCATGATCGACAGTGCTGATGTGACCAAAGGTTTTGTGACCGTCAAAGTTACCAACGATGCTGCGAGTGCTGTCCCGGTCGATGCCTTTGCGCTGATCCGTAAACAGTATTTGTCCTAACGAAAGGAATCAGAGATGGCTATCTTGAATGATGTAAAACAGGCACTCGGTATATTCTACAGTGAGATCAACAAGGAACTTGAAATCCAGCAGATCATATCGGGCGCAAAGGATTTTTTGCTGAAATCAGGATGGCCATCTGACGATCTTGCTGAAGATGCCGAAACACCGACAGCGAAACAGGCGATCATTATCTGGGCGAAAATGTCAGTCAATACTGATCCGGCAGAAATGCGAATGAACCCGATGCTGATAGCACTGATCGCACAGGCGAGAGCAAGCAAACCGACAGAGAGCGAAGAAGCATGAAGATCAGGGCACGATTCACTACTCCCGTCAGATTCTGGGAAAAGGTATCGACATACGAGCCTGGTAAAGGCCCATCTACTGAGTGGGTGCTTTACACCGAAGGTGAGATGTCGGTCTTCCCGTGTGAATGGCGGGGAAAATTCGGGTACGGCAAGATGGGTAACGCCATTTTTGAAGCCGATGCCGAAGGTGTGCTTGACCGTGCCACGATCCGAATGCCGTTTATTCCCGGTCTTTACGATAAATTACGGACGAGTGCCGTGATTGTTGTGAAGGGACCTGATAACGGTGATGTATTCAAATGCGGAGAGCCGAACCCAGAAAATCCGAACACATACGAAGTTTATGGGGGAGTCGATAACATTTATGAAGAGAATCAATACATGGAATTCCATGCGCATCGGTACGAGGTGACGGGATGAAGATGTCTGAAATCCTTGATCTTGTGCAATCCACTCTGGATACCCTGCTGGCAACGGATGGAGTCAGATCCTTTTGGGGCCGGCGGACAGAGATCGATGCTGATCCTCAAGCAACGGAATACATTATTTTCGATTGGGAAAATGACGGGGCTGAAGTCTGTGCTGACGGTGACTGTCTATACCGAGTGACTGGGATCTCATTGAATTATTACCAAAAATTTGGTATTGCGAGGACCTACGCCGGAAGACAGGCTGCGATGGATCGGATGGAATCGGTCATGAATGCCATGAGAACGGCAGGATTCGGATGCCCTGATGGTTGGGTGGAGATCGGGGATGTTGACCAGGTAGGATTTGCTACGTTCAGATCCGAATACGATATACCGAGGGAAATCACGGACGGTGAATAATGGCAAAGCGTTTCAAAGGTCTGGCAAAATTCGGGATGGCTTTAGCGGAAATTCTTGATGAGTACACCAAGGAAGTAGACAATGCCATCAAAGCCGGAGTACCAGAAGCAGCGGAACGATTCCGAAGAGAAGCCATCAAACAATCTCCTGTAAATGATGAAGGGGCGCAAAAATCCCCTTACGGATATTACAAGGATAACTGGCATATCAAAGAGGAAACAACATCCCGGTATCACAAGTATGTCGGGAATGCCAAGACGGTCCCTGATAAAAAACACGGTGATATCCCTTTGATCAACATCCTGGAATATTCAACTCGTCCAGAGCACAAGAAAAGCCGTCATGTCCAAAAGGCTATCAAAAACAGCAAGGACGATATAACAAATATTTTTGTCAAATATCTGAAAAGAGGTGCGTAAATGCCGAATAAAGTCAACTGGGGTTTAGCAGCCAGTGCGTGGGGCAAGATCACGGTCGATGCCAATGGGAACGATGTATACGGTGCGCCGATCATGTTCCTTGGGGATCGTCAGGTCAACTTCACTCCGGCTGGGGACCTTGTAAAAGTTTTCGCAGATGGTACGGTCATTTATGTCGGTAAAGAGAATTCCGGCTATACGGGATCACTTGAACTGACCAACATGGACGATGAATTCGCAAAATGGGCACTGTCTGAAGAAGTAGACAGCAAGAATGTCCAGTACGAAATCAAAGAACCTGTTGTAAACCGCATTTATCTGCTGTGGGAATGGGTACAGGACACAAAGAATACCAGACATATTATGTACAATATCACGGTTTCCCGTCCTGATCAGAATGCTACAACTGCCGGGGATGGTGACAGCAAGACCGCTCAGTATCAGACGGTGAACCTCACCGCAATTCCGAGAGCGGACGGCATTGTCAAAGCCAAGACTCGTGTGGATGTAGATGAAACTACCTACCAGAACTGGTTCAATGCTGCTTATGAGCCGAGCGGATCATCCGCTTATACTGCAACCGTGGCTGTTTCCGATAGTTCCGGCGCAATCTCAGGCGCACTCGTTGTACTGAGTAACGGGGCTATTGCCAACACTGATGCGGAAGGTAAAGCCTATTTCAATCTTGCCAATGGAACATACGATGTGATGGTTTCCGCAAGCGGATATACCGCCCAGGCAAGTACTGTAACCGTGAATTCGGCAGCCGTGACCAAATCGATCACTTTGGTAGCTGCTTAGTTCAATACCTTCATTTCAGCGTTTCGGGTGGGTGGCAGGGGTGCGCTGAAATAGTACTATCTGGAGAATATAATGAATATTACGCTGAACATGAAGTTACAGGATCAGGAATTCAGCCTGGTCATTAATATGACGATGAATGCCGGAAGAATTTACCGACAGCAATTTCAGAGGGATCTGGTAAAGGACCTTTCAGAATTGTACGAAAAATTCAATCCGTCAATTTTTGAAAATATTGATCTCAAAGGGATTGAAACCGAAGGTAAGACAGAGGAAGAGATCACCAACCAGATCATTACCAAAGCATTTCCCGTTTGGGCTGAAGCGCAGAAGAAAATCATCCCGTCTTATGAGGATATTGAGCGGACGGGTCAGATCCTGTGGGCATTTACCAAAAACGCAGATGACAGTTTGCCGGGATATGAAAAATGGATCGATGAATTTGATTATATCCTGCCGACAAAAGAAATCGTTACCGCACTTTTTGGTGCATGGAATGATTCGGCCAAGCCGACAGTAGAAATAAAAAACTGACTGAGGACGGTGGCAAATATGAACAGATCAGTTACACGATGCTTTATAACCTTGGTCTGCTCATGGGGCTAACCGTCCGGGACATAGACAGTATGACGGTGGGGGAATTGATAGATTTATCCTACTACCGAGCGAATCAAGAAGAAAAACGCAAAGAACGTAAACAGGAAGAAAACACCGTAAAAGCCACACAGGCCGATTACGATGCATTTTAGGGGATAAGGGCTTATGTTACAGGCATCATCAAAAGTAAAAGGGATCACCATTGAGATCGGTGCGGATACAACCAGTTTTGGTTATGCTATGAAGCAGATCAAGCAAGAAGCATCTCTGGTAGCAAAGGATATGAAATCTGTTGATGAAGCCATGAAATTAGATCCGAACAATGTTGAAAAGGCAGCCGATAAGCTGAAATTGCTGAGAGAAGCAGCCGATAACGCAACAAAAAAAGTTGAAACGATCAAAAAGGCTATTGAACAGCTAAACAAGGAATATGCTGATAAATCCTCTGATGAATACAGAAAACAGTTAGATTTTCTTACCCGATCCCTTGAATCCGCATCTCGTGAACAGGAAATCGCAAACGCAAGACTGAAAGATTTTGAAACAAATGCGAAAGGGGCTGAAGCAGCAGGTTTGAGTCTTGGCGATATTATCAAAGCGAATCTGACAAGCGATCTTGTTCTCAAAGGATTATCAAAATTTGCTGATTTTGCCAAAACAATAGCCAGAGAATTGATAAAAGCTGGTAAAGAACTTTGGAATTTTTCAAAAGAATCAGTAAGCGTAGCTGCTCAGTATGAGGATGCTCTTGGATATGCCGAGCAACTATTTGGATCACAATCAGAAAGTCTTGTGTCATGGGTAAAAGATAATTCCTCTGCGCTAAGAATTTCGATCAGTGATTTACAAGTATATGCCAATAATCTTGGTACAGCATTCAATGCTTTAGGTTTGAAGCGGAATGATGCTATTAGTTTTACAAAAGATATCTTGTCATTGTCTGCTGATATTCGAGCAGCTACAGGTAAGGATATTGAAGAAATCAATGCTGCGTTGACTCGTGGTTTTACTTCATCCCTTAGAAACTTCCGTCAATTTGGTTTGTATATTTCCGAAGCGGATGTAAAAATACAGGCTATCAAAGACGGTGTTATTGAATATACAGGAAATCAGGATGAATTGACCGCTGCAATGATCAGATCCACGCTTGCCACAGAAAATTTTGAAAAGGCAATGGATCTATATGAAGAGGGTACTGAAGAATATGCAACAGCAGAAGAAAAAGCCCAAGAAGCAACTGAAGCGCTCAATGCTTTATTAGGTAATCAGGAAGTTGAACTCACAAGTGCAGAAAGGGCAACAGCATTATACAACCTGGTCATGGAAAAGTTTAATTTTTTGATTGGTCAGAATGAACGTGAATCAGGATTGTATAACAGCCAAATTGCCGAAATGAAAACGAATTTTTCAAATTTGAAACTTCAGATCGGACAGGAATTATTACCTGTATTTACTGAACTTTTGAAAAAATTCAATGAATTTTTGAAATCTGATGAAGGTCAAGAAATTCTCAACAAGATTGTAGAAGCATTCAAAACTTGGGCAAATACGATCAAAGGAATGATGGATGACGGCAGAATGAGTCAATTCATCAATGATCTTATTGAAAAACTTCCGACAATCGTCACAGATATCCAAAATATTGTCAATAAGGTTATTGAACTTGCCCCTAAAGTAGCTGAAGTAGCTGGTGATTTTTTGAATATTGCTCATGCAACAGCTAATCCTGGTCAATATATTGGTAGTGGCATTGGATGGGAAAATACAGGACGTACATCATACGGAAGGGCAGGTGGTGGTCCAGCTTCAGCCGGCCAATTACTGCGGGTCAATGACGATGCCGGACACCGAACCGAGATGTTTGTTCCCTCTGTTCCAGGAATAATCCTCAACGGAGATAAGACAGACAGGATCATCAATAACACAAATAACTCCCGAACCGTGGGAGATGTAAATGTTTATCTTACCGCAACCAGTAATAATGCATCCGCAATTGCCGACCAGATCGGTGCGGAAGTACATAAACGGCTGCGGATGTCAGGTGCATATCTATACTGAGCGAAGGAGTGAAATGGATTATCAGGCACTGAGTATTATTTTAGGAATTTTATCGGCATATCTTGCGGTGCGGAATTATCTGACTTCCAGCCGGAAAGATATCATGCGGGAAAGCCAGGAGATGACAGAGATCAAGGTCCAATTGAATCAGGTAATGGGGATGTTGCAAGATGTCCAAAAGGATATCCGAAATAACGCTGCCGATTACCATATGCTCAATGAACGGGTGATCAAACTGGAAACGAAACTGGACACCGCACTGAAACAGATCGAGGAATTGAAAGGAGCAAACAACGATGGAAAATAAGGATGAGTTGAAAGAATACATGGAACAGAACTATGTTGTTGTTGAACCGCAGAACCGTCTGAAATCGTGGGCGGTATGGGTATCGGTGCTGGGTGCAGTCTGGACGATCCTTAATGCTTTCGGTTTGACCGAAAAATGGGGAATCCCCGAAACCACATTCAAAACTGTCGTGGATGCAATTGGTGTGATCCTGATCGGTTTCGGGATTTTAAACAATCCTACGGATAAGGCAAATTTCTGATGTACTACCGCCAGCCTTTTGAGGGAGAATATCCCATCACTCAGTATTACGGGAAGACCCCGTACAGTGCCTGTCATACCGGGATCGATTATGCCTGTCCTACGGGTACACCGATCCTTGCCAGTGAAGACGGCACTGTAATACATTCCGGCTGGCTGAACGGTGGTTGGGGCTATTGTGTGATCATCCGGCATCAGGACGGCAATGCTACGCTTTACGCTCATTTGAGTGAATGCAAGGTAAAGACATGGGATAAAGTCAAAAAGGGTCAAATCATCGGGCTGTCGGGATCGACCGGGAATTCCACAGGTCCCCATCTGCATTTTGAAGCCAGAAGAACCTGGGATGACTATACCAGTCATTTTGATCCGATGACGTTACCGCTTCACTCGGTAGAAGACAATATGTCTACCCCTGATACCGAGCAACCAGAACCCGAAAAGGTCCAAGAAGGTATCTGTGAAGTAGTCTGTGATTCGGCCTGGGTACGGGATTGGAACAATGTTGAACGGTCATATCTTGTTTACAGAGGAACGAAAGTTTATGTATTTGCTGATGTCAAGTACCGTGACGGTCTTCCTTTCCGTTATATCGGAGCGGATCGCTGCATGGCTGAACATGACGGGTATGGCACACAGATTTTGGAGAATGTGAAATGATCGAACGGACATGGCAGAATACATCCTCATTCCTTTTCGGTGGGCAGGATATGTTCCAGCGGTTTGGTTTGCAGTTAGTTGATGACGGTATGCCGAGTGATGTGCTGATGCCGGACCTGCGTGAGCGGAAGGTAACGATTCCTTTGCGATCAGGAGCATATGATTACGGTGCTCACTATTATGACGAACGAACCATTACATACACTTGTGTGACTACTCGAATGGTAAGCCGGGATGATGCCAGAGAGATCGCCTACATCCTTTCCAAAAAAGCGGAGATCCGATTCTGGACAGAGCCGGATAAACACTATATCGGCAGAGTATATCAGGCCCCGTCACTGGAACAATTGCGGAACATTGGCAACCGTTTTCCTTTGACCTTCGTGTGCGAACCATTCGCCTACGGAACCACAACTACCGAGCCGATGCCGAGCCTGGTCTTCCAGCCGGATTATAAAGGAACTGCACCGACCCCGACATATATCGTTATCGAAAATACGGGATCAGGGGATGCAGTAAATATCCAGATAGTACAAACGAATCGAAAGGACAGCTTATAAATGTACGCATCAAACTATTATGAAAATCTGATGCTGAACCTGATGAAGGGTCAAAGCATTGGTGCGACCAGCACATTTTATCTTGCGCTCTTTTTGAGCAATCCCGGTGATACGGGTACGGAAGGGACAGAAATTTCATATACGGCATATGCCAGACAGCCAATTGCGTTTTCTGCTCCGACCGCATCCGGCTCTGGGCTGATGATCCAGAATACTGCACTGATCTCTTTCGGAGAAGCAGCCACAAGCGCAGGGACCGTTACCCATGTTGCGGTATTTGATTCAGTGACGGGCGGTAACATGTACCTTTATGGTGCACTGGATGTTCCTCTTGTGGTACAGAGTGGTGTTTCCCCTGTGTTCCGAGCAGGATCAGTCAAATGGATCTGGACGGGCAACCTGAGTAATTACTATCGTACTGCAATCATGAACGTTATGAACGGATCGACCGTTACAGGATTTTCCCCGTATATCGCTCTGTATAATGGTGATCCTGCTGTGTCAGGTGCTGAATTTACCGGGGCAAACTATGCGAGGTTTGCGGTGACAATGTCGAATCCTTCCCAGCAATCCAGCGGTACGGCAATGGTCCAGAATGTTTCCGATGTGCTTTCCAATATCTCTACAGGGAACTGGGGTACTCTTACACATATCTGCATCACTGATGCTGAAACAGGTGGTAATCCTTTTGCGATCATCAGCCTTGGCAGGTCTTATAGCGTTCCGCTCGGTACTGCGGTTGGTTTTCATGCGGGTGATCTGCAATTCAATGTCAACTAATGAGGTGAAAAGATGGCATACAATCTTGCTCAATATGATTTAACAGCATATAACTCAGGATCTGATAATGTCCTTTGGGTAAATGCCATCTTTTCTGAAAATGTCACCCCAGTACTCGGTACAAGCAGTGAAACATATCTGCTGGCTGTCGGCAATGAAAAAGTCCTTTCGGCCGGAATCCTGCTTGGAAATGGTGTGTATATATCCGCATCCGGCGGGGAATCCGTTGCAAAAGATATTCTTGGCGGGATGTCTTCTGTTGTGCTTGGCTCTGTGATCGGTTATGAAACCATTACAGAAGAAGCAACGGCACAATGTCTGATCCATCCGCCGACTGTAGGGCTGGAACAGATCACTGGAGATATCCATATGGGTGCGGTCATCATGCCGTCCTACGCAACAGGATCTGAAACCATCAATGCAATTGCTGTTACCGATAAAGAAACGTATCTGATCGCCAGCGGTTATGAGTTGGTTTCCGCATCCGTGAACCTTGAAGCCGTGGATATTATCGTGTGTGAACTGAATATCACACTGAAGCCGGGGCAAAAGCTGATTGTGGATGCAACCAATTACAACGTGCTGCTGGATAACGAAAATGCGATTTGGGCACAAAGCGGGGCATGGATCGATGAATTGACACGGGAAACATCCTCTATATCCATAAATGCATCATCTGGGGTGGCAAATCTCAGCGCAAACATTCTCTATACTGAGCGGTACTTATGATGAATTATGTAAACGTCTATGACATGAACTTGCAGAAAACTGCGGTCTTGCAGAATGCTTATGCCATTACTGAAGAGCAGGAACTGAATAAAATCTATTCTCTGTCATTCAATATACCGAGCACTGACGAGAAAACAGCTTTCTGCAAGCCTTTCCATTATTTCCGTTATGGGGCCGGCCAGCTTTACCGCAGAATCAAAAAGCCGAAGCAGAATGCAGAAGTTTCTGTGGATACGATTGTCTGCGAACACGTTATTGCGACACTCTGTGATAATGTCATGTTTGGATCTCATACTTTCGGCGGTACAGGCATAAAGACCAGAGAAGTTATTGAATACATCCTCTCCCATCAGACAACGCAGAATTGGATGCTGAAAGACTGTGATTTCAATTTTGCGTATGAATACAATTGGGAACAGGAAAATCTGTTGAATGCATTGTACTCAGTGCCAAAGGTGTTCACTGAACCGTATCAATGGGTTTTTGATACATCGATCTATCCGTGGCGGGTAAGTCTGAAACGGTTAGATGTGAATGCAAACCCATCCTATTATATAAGGGCAAAGCGCAACCTGATTTCCGATAGCGCAGAAGAGGACCATACCAATATCTGCACACGGCTTTATCCTCTTGGATATGGTGAAGGGATCAATCAGCTTACTATCAAAGATGTCAACAACGGAAAACCTTATCTGGATGCTCCGGCATCTGTAATCGCTCAGTATGGGATAAAAGAAAAGGTCCTTGTTGCCCGTGAGTATGAAACAGCGGAAACCCTCAAAGCCTATGGACAGACAATGCTGGATGCATTCCAGATCCCGGCGGTATCCCGGAGGTTTGATGTTGTGGACCTGTATCCCATCACATCACAGGATATTGACCGTGCGGAAGTCGGAAAAATCTGCAAGTTGACGGAAGACGGCACAATCGCCTACATTACCAAAACGACACGGGTGCTGGATGAAGCTGGAAATCTGCAAATCGATCTCAGCACAAAATCAAGAAATGTGGCTGCGGAAATTGCGGATCTTGCTGATCGTGTACGCATCGAATCCGTTTACGCACAAGGTGCAACACAGCTTTACCAGCATTCCAAGGATGCAAATGCGACACCTCAGAAGGGAATGATCATCAGCCTTTATTTTCCGTCAGAAATGAAGCAGATCAACAAGGTCCTGATGCGATTGAAATTAAACCGTTTCCGATCTTATAGCCAGACAACGGACACCAATGAAGTAAAAGTGGAATCCACAGGATCAGGCGGGGGTGTCGTAAAGTCAACTCAGGGAGCAGGAGAAGGGAGCGCATTCACGACATCTGGACCATCATCCGCAAACACAACATCATCCGGCGGACTTGGTTCTGATGTGATGACCAGCCAGACAGCACTGGAAGGGAACACGGAATACGCTGAAGCCACAAATGACTATCCACGGCATCGGCATTTTTATTACCACGGTGGGCATTCTCACAGTATCAGCAGAGGTGTTTTTTGGCATACTCATGCGATGCCCCATACTCATGATGTGCAGATTTCCTGGGGAGCACATACCCATACTTTCCAAGTCGATCCGCATACGCACAGTGTGACTTTACCGCCACATTCGCATAAGATCGCAGCCGGCATCTTTGAAAGCGGTTCACCGAGTGCATTCGATATCTATGTGAATGATACGAAAAGGGCAACTGTTGATTCCCGATCTTATGACGATGATATCACAATGTGGCTGTTAGGATCTGACGGTCTTGTGCCCCGTAACCGCTGGATCGATCTTGAGATCCGTCCGAATGATAATGCTTATGTTGTGGCATCAATTTTTATACAAGGTTTTGTACAGTCCCGTGGTGGTGGAAACTACTAAAAAGGAGATAAAAATATGGCAATCAGTACAATGTACCCGGCAAAAGCCGGAAGTCCAAAAACAGTGTTGGCGATCCAGATATCCGCAAGCGCAACACAGATCACGGTGGCAGATGCCAGTGTCCTACCGAGTGCACCAAATATTTGTGTTCTGGGATCGGATAGTAATGCAGAGATCGTCAGTTATTCTGCTAAAAACGGGAATGTCCTGACAGGTGTTGTAAGAGGTCTTGGCGGGACCGTTGCATCCGTCTGGGATGTCGATACCATCGTTGCCCGGAACTTCACCAGTTTTGATCATGACCGTTTCAAACTGAACATTGAAACTCTGGATTCCGAAAAAGCGAATGCTGCCGACCTTGGTGATCTGGCTGCTCAGGACACGATCAGCTACACATCTGCGCAACTGACCAACAAACCCACGTTGGGCGGGATCGAGGTAAGACCGAATTACACTGTCAGCAGTACGGACATTGGCGAAGGTGCGACCCTGGCAAGCGGAAAACTGTACTTTGTGGTGTAAGGATGGCTCAGTATGGGAAAAACTTATGCGGGCAATACATCCGATGTATCTGCGATTCCAAAAAAAATCTATGCCGGAGATACATCAAATCATTCAGTTCCTTGTAAAGTAGCGTACTGCGGTGACAGTAACGGAAAGTCTGTTGAGGTGTGGCGGAACAGTGATCTGCCATCTGCTTACCAGAAAATTGAATATATTTACAATACTTCTGGTGGTAATCAATGGATTGATACTGGTGTAATTCCAAACAGTGACACGACAATTTATGTAAAATACAAACCGTTATCTTACCCATCAGGAAATTTGACACATGGTGTTTTCGGTATTATCTATAATACCAGTACCGCACGAGTAACTTATGAGAGTGATGGAACTACATACTTTGGGACTGGGAGCAGTTTTAGTTTAGGGCTTATAACTGCTAACACCATAAATGAAGTAATTTATAACGCTCCGGGCGGAAAGTTTTATCTGAATGGAGTACCGAAAGCGACTAAAACAAATACATTCAGTGCATTTTCAAATAAGACCATGCCATTATTTGCTTTATGGGCAGTGCAAGATAATAAATATTACTATGACCAAAATACTTTGTATATATATAAATTTTCAGTAAGGCAGAATAATGTCCTTATTCGTGATATGTATCCATGCTATCTAAAATCAGACTCTCAGACCGTTGGGATGTATGACCTGATTGGCGGACAATTTTATGGTAATTCCGGCACTGGCATCTTTTACAAAGGCCCGGACATTGACTAAGCATACCGAGCGAAAAATTACGAAAGGAGTTATATGGCAACAAGGCTACCGCAAAGATACGATCTGACTTGTTACAGAGGACAGTCGTACTGTCAAAATCTACGCTATAAGTACAGATCGACAGGAGAGGTCTTTCCGCTGACGGGCTATACCGCAAAGGTTGAGATCCGCCCGGCAGAAAACAGCCCCAGATTGACAGCGGAGATGGTGGTCAATGTCACCGAAGCGGATGGCATGATCAGTCTGGCATTGACGGCAGAACAGACGGCATCCATCCCGATGGGAGTTTATTGGTATGATCTGCGTACTGAGCATGACGGCACGATCAAGTACTGGATCAAAGGAAAATTTATTGTAATAGGGAGGGTAACGGAATGACAGAATGTTGTTGTGACGATATCATTATTGAGGTCAATGAGGAAGGGATTGACGGGGTAGGGATCGCATCCATTGAACTTGTCAGTACGGTGGGCATCACCAAAAATTACCGAATCAACCTCACAAACGGGACATATTTTGACTACTCCATTTCGGACGGGTCAAGCATTGCATCCATTAGTAAAACGAGCAGTGTTGGATTGGTTGACACCTACACTGTGCTGTTTACATCGGGCGAAACCTCAACCTTTGAAGTGACCAACGGGAATGGGATCTCAAGCATCACGAAGACAAGCA